TTTCTTTTCTGCGTACCTGAAGTACCTAATCCTGTAGCAAGTATCTATGAAATTTATTTTCACGCTACTGTTATAAAAAATATGGGATATGAAGTAATCATAATGACCGAAAAGGGTGATTATGTTGCACCAGTATGGATTGAAAAGGAACTAACCAGTCACAAGCACATGTCAATGGCTGACCCTAAACTTATGGTAGGTCCGGAAGATATAATGGTAATTCCTGAAGTATTTTCAAATATTATGGAACAAACAAAGAATCTTCCATGTATGAGAATTGGATTATTGCAATCAGTTGACTACATGATGAACGCTTTGATTCCGGGAACTGACTGGAAGTCTTTTGGTATTAATGACATCATTACAACTTCCCCAGCACTTAAAGAATGGATTGAAGTTTATCAGGGTACTGGTAAATTCAATATTAAAATGTATAACATTGGAATTCCTGAGTATTTCGAAAAATCAAAAGTACCACAGAAACCAATTATATCTGTTATTGGTAGAAACGCAAACGAAATATCAAAACTCGTTAAGTTGTTCTTCGCTAAATATCCACAATATAATTGGGTGACTTTTGACCCGATGTTAACTAAAAGTAAGCCACCGCAACCAATGCGTAGGGTTGACTTCGCAAAAAGACTGCAGGGAAATTTTGCAGCAGTTTGGGTTGACAGAATTTCAAGTTTTGGTACATTTCCTCTCGAATGTATGAAGTCCGGTACAATTCCTATCTGTTTAAAACCAGATATTATGCCGGAATATATGATTGAAAGAGACGAAAACGGTGTACCAGTTAAGGCTGTAGAAAATGCTGGTGTATGGACTGAAAATTTCTATGACCTTCCTATTTTAATTGGTGAAATGCTAATTAAGTTCTTGGATGACAGCATAAATCCAAGTATATATGAATCAATGGATAAGGTTGTGGCAAAATATACACAAGAAGCAAGTGAAAAACAGCTTAATGATGTGTATCAGGAACTTATAAATCAAAGAATCATGTTTCTAAGTGGCGCAATTCCACCAGCACCAATTGATACATTACAACCACCATTAGCATAAAAATAATTAAATAAATTTTAAATAAAAACAAATGAATATAACAGTAATAATTCCGTTACACGAATATAGCGACCAGATTTCCAGCTTATTAAATAAAGCAGTTGAATCAATAGTGAAGCAAGAAAGGGTTGTAGAACTCCCACAAATAATTTTTGTATATCCTACTGCAATTGAAGAAAGCGTTGTTGGATTTAAAGACGGTCTAATTCGTCAATATCAGGAGAAGCTTCCTGACAGTAAATTTACTTTAGTTAAAAATGAAGGTGATGTTAGTTATCAGTCGCAAGTAAACCTTGCAACAAATTTCGTAACTACCGACTATTTCTCGGTACTTGAATTCGATGACGAATATAGTACAACATTCTTTAGTAACGTCAACAAATATACTGAAAGCTATCCAGAAGTTGATGTGTTTCTAACCATGATGATTGAGGTTAATGAAAAGAATGAAGGCATTAAATTGACCAATGAAACCGTTTGGGCACAACAATTTGTCGGTGAAAACGGTGAAATGGGTTATTTAAATATGAATGCACTCAAACAATACACGGATTTCAAATTATCAGGTGCAGTGATTAAAGTATCAGAATTTAAGAACCTTGGAAAATATAAAGTAAATATTAAATTGACCTTTATGTACGAGTTCTTACTCAGAGCATTAAACAATGCATGCAAGATATTCTCAATACCAAAAATTGGATACAAGCATCTGGCAACAAGAGAAGGTAGTCTATTCAATGTTTACCAGAAATCAATGCCAGTCGAAGAACGTAAATTCTGGTTTGAAACCGCAACCAAAGAAGCAAATTTTGTCAATGATAGAGTAATCGACATGTCAAGACTAAAAAAATAATCTTATATGTTAATTATTATGGCAAATGAAGGAAATTGAAAATAGTGTTCCATATTTTGCGGAAAGAGAAGAAAAAGCAGTCTTGGACTATATAAATTCAAATTCTGCCGAAGTAAAAAATCAGATTTATAATGAAATTTTAATCGAACCTTTCCGTAAAATGATTCAGTCTATACTTCGTAGGTATCCAATACATATTGGAAACTACGATATGGCTGAAGTGGAAGAAAACGCACTTACTCACCTGATAGAACATATGGTTAAGTTTAATCCCGATAAAATTACCAAATTGGGAAACAAAACAAAGGCATATAGTTATTGTCAGACGATAATCCGAAACTACTATAAGGATTGGGGTAAAAAAAGTTATACCGAAAAGAAGACTAATCTATCTTATGATGATTATGTTGATGAAATTAATGAAAGTATCGAATATTCTTATGAACTGGAAACCGAATCCCAACATCAGCTTGAAAATTTAATTAATACTGTTGTTGAACGGATAGAGGATAGAATAAATAATGACCCAACAATAAAGAAAAATGAAATGGTTGTTGGTGATGCGATTGTGAATGTATTAAAGAATTGGCATTTATTGTTTCAGGAAGATACCCCGGAAGGTAAATTAAAAAATAGGGCAACAAATAAATTTGCTAAAAACAAAATTTTATTGTTCCTGAAAGAGCAGACCGGATTGTCAACAAAAGAAATACGAATAGCTATTAAGCCGTTTAAAGAAATATATTTCATAGAGAAAGTGGATTATCTGGATGATTAATGTAAATTAAAATAACTTGTATTTATATGTACTAAAACTATAAAGTCATGCCAAGACCACAGAGAAGAAAATTAAAATTTGATGAAGAAAGTGTAAATAAACTACTTCAAGAAATATATGATGAAAGTCACAATCAGAAGGCAAAAATAACCAGACTCTTTACCAAATGGGAACTTAAAGTTAAAGAAGGTGGTGAGATTGCTGCTATTGGTGACCAAATTGTTAAACTTATTGCTGCCGAAGCCAAAAACCAAGACCAAAAAATCATGCTTCTTAAATATCTGAAAGAAGTTGTGTTTGACAATAAAGCAAATGCTGGTAGTGGTGGTATTGTTGCAGGTAAACAAGAACCTGAAGGAGAAATCACTGCAGATACAAGAAATGAATTGCTGGATTTCGTACAAAAGGAACTCGAAAAAAAGGACAAGGAAAGAAAGAATAATCAATAATGAGTATAGCTGATAGCAAAAAAAGTGTTTTCACTACAATTGGTGCGTACACGTCATTAAGATAGGAACGAAAATTACCGGACACCACCAATTTATATCCCTCTGTTAACAATAAGAAGGATGTAGTACCTTTTTTGCTTGACATACTAAAAACTGTTGTTGGTACTGAAGCATTGAATCAGTTAACAGGTGAACTTTTGACCAATTTTATTGATAGTGTTGAACCTAAAATCAAGGAAACACTAAAAAATCAAATGATTCAATACAATGCTAAAGATAATCTTCCTGCAAATTTCGTGTCTGCCGGATATACAGTACCAGTAAAGGATATTGATGTGTATGGTAAGTTAAAAACGAATCCCGGTTCTGCTGAAGGTAGTTTGTTGTTTGCAAACAATCCCGATAATTTCGACCAAAAGGCTTATAATGCAATTCAAAACGGCACATCGACCTACAAGAATTTAAGAATCGATTATAACATATCAACTGATAGTTTCACATTTAAACCCGTATCTGCAACACCGAAAATCGGTGAATGGCTGGGAAATTTTATTGATGATACTGTTATCATCGATAAGAAAACATTCACCACCAAGGTAATGAATTCAATCTATGGTAGTATTACAGCAAAACAGGGTAAAACTGTTGAACAGGTATATCAGGAACTACAAACAGCAAAATTAATCGAGCAATTAATTGATGATGACGATAGTTTCGAAATATCACAAGAAGATTTTGACGAATTACTGCAAAAAGCCGAAGCACTTATTAATGGTGTTGTTTATTATGATATGGGTTGTGGCGTAATTGGTGCAAGTCTTCCGCTAAGTGGCATGACTGAATTAATAAACCAGATTTCTGGGTCAACAGACCCGTTCTTTGTGGGAAATAAAGTCGAAGCAACTATTGAGCAGAGCACGCAAAACGTTCAAGAAGTATCTGCAGCAAATAAGCAGACAATAAAAGATGGGTTTTTCCAGAGATTAATTAGAATAATCACGAACATATTGGCACAAGTATCAACAACTGACCCACAAATCAGAGCATTATTGGCAATTTCAAGCGCATTTCAAAATAACGATTTTGTTCAAATCAGTAGTCCAAAAGACGACTTGAAGAAATTCAGAGTTTTTCTAAAATGTATAGTCAAAGATGCAATGAAAATGATTAACGAATTTATTTTTAATCTAATTGTGGTATTTTTAGTTGCATTACTTGCTCCAATAATAACAAAAATAGTAAAAGAAAAAATAAATCAGTATGTAGGCGTAATAAAAAGCTTAATAAATTAAAAATTATGATAGTAGACCAGAAATTAAACAAACAGTTCGTAGGTGTTTATCTTATCGATGGTGAGATAGACGGTACGCAACTCGCAACAACAGTAAAGCCAACTTGGTTCAAGATATTGATGACCAAATGGTTTTTAGGTTGGAAATGGGTTAGCATTAAAGAGCTAAAATCAAAACAAGTTAAAGTTTAAGAACAAAAATGGCAATTAATTTTAACAGTATTGAAGCAATCATTGGTGGCTTTGATAAAATATTGAAGTTATCTTCCGTTGGCGGTGTTCCACCCGTACCAACACCACTTATATTAATTGGTGTTGCAAGACGTTCGGGATTATCACCAACCAAAATTGCTTCACGCATTATTGCCAGAAAATCAGAAGCAGGTCTGCCAGTTGGTGTATTGCCTTCAGGCGGTGTAAGTCCTGACGAAATAATGGAAAGAATCAGGGTTGAAGAAATAGTAAAAGCCATTCAACAAGATATGGTTATTACTGTGGCAATTCCAACGGGAATCACGATAACTGCTGCTGGTATATCAACAACAGGTCCGGATTAGATATTTGGTTAAAACATTTACTACC